GTATTTGCAAGCATGAACTGACGTGGCAAGTTTGGATCAGGGCGCTCCATCCACGTTTCGTTAGGCACATAAATCTTTTCGTATTTTTCGCCTGTCCACTGCTTTGTGCATTGCCTAAATTCAAGGCTTCCAATGGTCGAAGCCATCAAATCATAAGAGCGTGAAACGGTGGGCAAAGACAACGCCAGTGTCTCAACTGTGCCAGCGTTCCACGCATAAAAAGCAGGTATTCCGGACGAGCCGACACCAGCAGCAGCCTTGATTGGCGCACTGGCGTATTCGGCTCGGATTTTGCGAGAGAAAAGACCCACGCTCGGAGTCTTACACAGATTTGTTGCAAATGCAACTATCTACGAAAAGCCATTGCAGCCTTGCCAGTATTTATCGGGCGTGACACCATCGCTGCAGCAACCACTAAAAGTCGGGCTGCTTCGATAGGCCCAGGTGAACGCTGAGAAGAGATAACCACTTGACCGTTAGCCCTAGCAAGGACAGCCCTGTTGACATGGCTTGCTAGTAGTTCTTCGCCACGGTGCAAAACACGATGCTCCAAAATTAGCGATCTAGTGAGGGCTGTGAGTTTGAGGATTTCTGCGTAGCCGAAAGTGGTGCGCCTGCGTTCTAATTTTTCGGGGGTGTGCACGTCAAGAGTTGGCGAGATGACCAGACGCAGTTTCGGGTCTGCCTCCATCGCCTTTTCAATCTGTAGCCACATCTCCTTCATGGACTCGGTAGAAAACTCGACTGTAGCCACAATTGTTTGTTCGTCAGTTAGTCCACAGCGAATCCCGACATACTTGGAACTATCCACAGAACAATCCACAGCCAACACGCCCCCGGCAGGGCATTCCTGCTCGGTCTTGAGTTTTTCCCAGACGCCAGGTTGTAGCCATGCGTCAGCCGATGAGACCCACAAATTCAAGTGGGCACGAAGGAAGGCTGCACGATCTGGAGATTCTGCAGCTGCATGAAGAGCGTCAAGGGTGATGGTCTCGCCCAACGCTGGGTTTGCCCAACGCCAATACGAATCATCATTCGGGTCAACATCGGGCAGTGACCATTCGGCAAAATAAAGCCGTGTCTGTTTGTGTTTGTCAATCGCCCCCAGTGCCTGCTCCCGAAGACGTTGCATAGTCTTAGACCCCTCATCGCCACTAGTTGACCATGAAGAAAGCAAGGGTGATTTCACAGCAATTTGTGACGGCCGTAAAGCGTCAAAATAAACTTCTTCAGTGACATTCCAAACTTCGTCAACAATAATCAAGTCGTAAGTACCACCATGCAAATGAGGCGTCGCAGCACGAACCTCCCAAACACAATTGCCTATTTCGACTTTGTTGCGCCCATAAGACCAAGTGACCTTGGCGTCGTAATGCGCCTCCAGTACCGGGGCAAGTTCATTGAAGATGGCAACAGCACGATCTAGTTTGTTGGCCGTAGAAAGAACCCTCATCGGTTTGCCACGCATCGCTGCAAAGTCAGTAAGCCACCAACCAATAAGCGCCGTAAGCGCAACGGACTTGCCGTTCTGACGAGCCGTAGAAACAAGAGATTCACGATGCACAAGATCACCGTTGTCATCATGGGTCAACTGGCCATTCAACGCTTGACGTTGCCACCCGAACAATGTTTTGTTGAGCACTCGCTCAGACCAGCCTGCAACTAGATCACCATAAGAAGGGCCTTCAACAATTGGCGTTTCTAACCGTGGCTGAACACGGCCAAACTCAGGCGACTCAGACGCAGCCAAACTGAAACCACCTGAACTGGTTTGGTTTGTTTCAGATAAGAGCAAAGAAGGGGACGGGGGCTTGGTTTTTTCTTTTTTCAAAAAAGTTTCTGCTGGTTTTGGTTTTGGCGTTGTTTTGCCGTCTTGGAGTCCTAGGGCTTCGTTGCGTTGGTGCTGGACATGGGCTTTCTTTTGTGCTAGGTAAATTGCCCCTCTTTGTGCGTTGCATGGTTTGCAGCTGGCAACTATGGGTGTGTCGTCTCCGACTAGGTCGTAGGGCAGTACATGATCGGCTTCGGTGGCTGGGGCTTTTTTGCACCAGTGGCATAGGGGGTTGCCTTCGAGCACTTCGGCTCTGCGTCTTCTGTATTCGGGATTGGATGTTCTCTTGGGCATTGTGTGTGTTTCCCCCCACTAGCGCACCCCCCCAGGGGGGCTTGCTGTCATGTTACAACTTAGGGTTTGCTGGTTTGTGTTCCCCACAGTTCAGGCTTTGTCTGCCTTGGTTGCCGGACACATTGTTGAAGTGGACACCATTCGCATTTATGACGTTTGGACGCTGCACAGTGGCTGACCCCAGCATCTCTTCAAGTAAGTCATCACAAGAGGCAAGGCGCACTGCTCTACTCACGTTTCCGTGCTTTATACCAACAGAGTGCAAACCCCTATGTGGCCGTGGTTCTCTCAATTGTTGGGTCTTGGTTATTCTTTCCAGAACCACCTGAGTGCGACAATAGCGCATACCAGTATCGAGCCGTAGTAAACCCATAGCCATTTGGCGCTCATAGTTGGTACTGGTCACAATCGTCTAGTGGTACTTGCATAAACCATTCAGATGTTGTATGCACCGTGGGCTTCTTGACCAACATGATGTTGTCAAGGCTTTCAGGGGTCACAATTAGCGCTTGGGTGCGTTCAGCGTTCACGATCACATAGAACACATACGGTTTGCATTCGATGAACTTGACTTTGCGTGCTGCGATGTGCACATTGTCGAAGGGGAAGTGTTGCCCAGACCATGAGTGTTTTACTTCTACTTCAACCCCACATTGGTAGCCGTTGCACTCTCCTACTAGGTCTATGCCGTACTGGTCTCTGTTCACTACAAGGTCGAAGCGTGCCCATGTTTGGGCTTCTAAGAATCTGATTACGTCATGTTTACAGTTGTCATCGGCGTCATACTGCTCTGGGCAGAACGGTTTGTTACTCATTGGGCTTCCCTCCCTAGTCGTGCTGCGATGAGGTCTAACTGGTTTGGTCGCCACACATAATGTTCTATGCCTGACGCCAGTAGAGCCTCGCCCCACATCATTTGATCATGTGAGAGGCGTCCAGTGGTGGATTTGAGTTCGGCCATGATGAAACCTCTAGTCCTGTGCACCATGCAAAGGTCGGGGAATCCTTTGCCGTCTGACCTAAAGACACCGGGTCTTACTTGATGTGGGGAGGCGTGGAAAATGAGCCAGCCGTTCATCTTGGCTATCTGCTCGACCTTGTCTTGGAACAAGCGTTCAGAGGCGTCACCCATTGGAGGCACGGCGCAACTGGCTTTCTAGGGTTCGGTTGATTTGCGCAAGCCTTTTGCATTCCTCAGACAGAATGTTGAGCTGCGTAAGCATGTTGCTTACACAGTCACATTCGGGGTCGCTGTTCAGTTTGGCTGTGCAGTCTGGGTAGTGCCATTGTCCGTTGAGGCCGTAGGGCATCATTTCTTTCCTGCCTGACCAAGTAGAAGTCCAGTCATGAACACGGCGAACACCATGATGACCAAAGAGAGAAAGTCAGTCATTGTCAACTTTCCACAGTGCTGCAAGTTGCCTGCTAAGTTCGTCAATGCGTGCCTGCATTGTTTCTACCTTTCGAAGTAGTTCATTGCGTTCGTTGATGACGTCTGCTAGGTGATCACGCAAAGTTCCGTTGTCAGTCATCAGATTGAGCCTTTCATGATGTTGCGTAACACGTCTGTGTCACCTGGGTAATAGCAATAGTTCACAATGGCTGCAATGTCATTTTTTGAAAGGTAGTTGTTGTCACCAAACTGCAGACTTGCGAGCCGGTCATGCAATTGCTGAACACCCAAACCTCTATCGGTCTGACTTCGAAAGTGCATTGCTGTTTTGTTTACAAATGCTTTGCGTGAGTTGTCCATCAGAACGGCTCCTCTTCAGGCAATGGGATTTCTTCAGGCTCATTGTTTTTGAGTGCTTCAATGGCTTTTGATACTTGGAACTTGTCCATGCTTGGCAGGTCAAGTGGGGGCAACTTGCCTGCCTCTTTCAACAACTTCTTGTAAAGCCACACCTGTTTGTCGCTTGGTGCGTTCGCTGGGCGCTCCGTGGTGACACCCTCGGCGCTGGTCGTAGTTACTCGCTGCACCTTCGCCATCTCTTCACGGCTAGGACGCTTAGAAGGG